CACATCATTAAAAAAGATGTGGGTTTTTTTATTAAAGCATAGTATCAACGATGTATGACTCATGAAGAAATAAGAGAACTATCACCTGATGTATTGTTAGATTATATAAATCAGGCACGACAACATAATAATATTCAAGATCATATCAATTTTAGACATTATCACCCTGAACCTAAGCAGAAAATATTTCATGCTACGGGTCGGCTGGCTAAAGAACGCGCTTTTTTTGGTGCCAACAGGTCCGGAAAGAGCATCGCGACTGCTGCTGAAAACTCAATGCACATTACTGGAAACTATTTAAATGATGGTACTGATTCAGATGGTAATTCTTGGTCTTGGAATGGGTATGTCTACGATAAACCAGTTAATATATGGGTAGCTGGGGTAACCAATAAAGAAACATTTCAATCCCTTAAGAAATATTATTTAGGAAGTCCTGGAGGGGATTTAGGGTTTATACATCCCACCCTTATCGTAAAAAAAGATGAGCAACAACAAATATATTATATCCAGCATTCGTCGGGCGGTTTGTCTACTCTTCGCTTTAAATCATATGAGCAAGGAGCAGATTCATGGCAAGCCGAAACCTTAGATATTATTCACATGGATGAAGAGCCCCCTTCGAAAATATATTCAGAAGCTATCACTCGTACCGCATCTACTTCCCCTACTCATCACGGAATGATCTTATTAAGCATGACTCCATTGAAGGGTGTGACTTCTCTTATGTTGAAATATATGCAGCATACATTTTTCGATGAAAGCGGAGAAGAAATCGAAACAAGACAAGTTGCACCGGAAGAAGTTGTAAATTTCAGAACCTATATTATAGTTTCTCATGATGACGCGCCTCATATGACAGCCGAGGAGAAAAAACGTCTTTATGATTCATATTCTCCCCATGAAAGAGAAGCCCGCACAAAAGGTATTCCATCTATCGGGAGTGGTCTTATTTATCCCATACCTGAATCTACATTTATCGTTACGCCTTTTGAAATTCCTGAATATTGGCCAAGATGTTTTGGTATGGACTTTGGGTGGGACAATACAGCCGTAGTGTTCCTTGCACATGATCAAGACAATGATATTGTATATGCTTATGCAGAATATCTAGCGCATCAATTATCACCTCAACATCATGCTTTTCACCTAATTAAACAAGGAGCTGATTGGATGGTTGGTGCTCGTGACCATGGTACGACAGATCAAGCTGATGGTGATAAAATTGTAATTCTTTATGAACAGGCAGGAATAAGAAATTGGGTTGCCGCAGATAAAAGATCAGTCAACAAGGGGATTTATACTGTCTTACAACGCTTGGAGACTGGTAAATTAAAAATATTTAGTACTTTAACTAAGACAATGACAGAATTAAGGATGTATGCACGCGATGATAATGGTAAAGTAAAAAAAGGTAATGATCATTTAATGGATGCCATGAGATATGGTGTTGAAACAGCTTTACCAATTGCACGGGTCAAGCCATCAACGCTTAATAAGCTTCAAATCCGTTCTCATGGCACTGGTACTTGGATGAAAATATAATGCAGTTAACCGAATCTCGTCAAAACGCGTTAGATAAAGCCCGTATAATCTTTAGTCGATCAGCTCAAAATCTCCTTTATGTTAAATGGCGGCAAAGTGCCATAGAAAGTTTTGATTTCTTTGATGGGGTTGGGCAATACCATCCTCAAGTATTAAAGGTTCTTCAAGAGCGTGGACAAGCTCCCATTGTCGTTAACAAAGTCCGTAGCATGGTTAACCAAGCATCCGGCTTAGAAATTAACACACGCGGTAAGATTGCCTTCAAAGCACAGTCCAATAGTGAGGAAGAAGGTAAGCTTACAAAGGCCATTACCCATTATGGTTATGCTATTCAGAAGGAACAAGGTTTTTCGTTTAAAGGATCGTTAAGATGTCGTGATGCTCTTATATGTGGTATTGGATGGGCGCGTATGTATCCATACCGTAGCCAGATCATGTATGACTATACACATCCTCTTAACATCGTATTTGATGCAGATGACTTTACACCACAATTAACAAATATGCGTGACTTGACCTATATGCGTTTCCTTTCTCCCGAGCAGATTAAATCTATCTGGCCTAAGAGTTCAAAGATGATTGACGAAATCGTTGGTTCTACCGATATGGTTAATAGCTCTGGAAACTTTACACCGGAGTTCTTTAATCGAACTAATTCCTATATTGGAGGAAATAGTTTTATCGATGGTTCAAATGGCAGCAAAATGCTTGTTAACGAAGTTCTTCATAAGGAAGAAAGAAAGTTCTTCTGTGGCTTTGATAAGAATTGTTATTATTTTGAAACATTTATTGAGGAAGATGCAGAAAATCTTGCAGATAACAAGAAAGACATTACACAAGAAACTGGCACTCAGATCATGCGGACCGTCTATTGTAATGATATCCTTCTTGAATATGGACCTATGCTTCCTAACATCCCTAATAGGGCTGACTTTTCAGACATTCCTTGCGTGTGGCAACGTCGTACATCTGATGGTGTACCTGTCGGTTGGTTGGAAGACATTAAAGACCTGCAAAGAGAGCTTAACTATAGAAAACTTAAGGAGATTATGTCTCTTAACTCTGTTAGAGCTGTTATCGATGCAAATGCTATCCATGGTATGGATCTAGAAGAGATAAGACAAGAGTTAAGTCGTCCTGATTCTATTATACTTAAGACTGGACCAGGTCAGTTTGATCTTACTCCTAATCTCGAGCTTTCCAATGCGATGATTAAAGCCTCAGAGCGTATTGACCATGAGCTCCAACAGGTTTCAGGTATGTATAGCGATTCTCTTGGCGAGTCGACTAATGCTACAAGTGGTGTCGCCATCAAACAGCGTCAAATAGGTACATCAAAAAACCTGGCTCATGGGTTTGATTCGTTTACCCTTGTTAAAGAACGAGAAGGTAAGGTTCTCATTGATTTGATGCAAGGTTCCGGATTAGAGAATATTCTTGTTAATATAGTCATGGATGATGAAGAGAAAGAAACATTCATCATGAATGTGGTTCGTGATGTTAAAGGTAAGCAAGTTATGTTTAATGACATACGCACCTTACCCGTTGATATATATATCGAGATCGTTCCAGATTATGACAGTTCCTTTGATGAACAGAAAGCTACTCTTGAGGCTCTCCTTTCCAATCCTCAAGCGCCGCTTATTTTGCAAAATCCATATCTTCTTAAGATACTTTTAGGTGAAAGACATGCTGACAAGATTGCTGCCGCGATGCAACAGCTTAATCAACAGCAAAATGAACAACAGACTATTGCTAAAGGGGGGATGATTCCTTCTCCTGAATTATCACAAGATATTAATCCCACACAGATGGGGACTATTTAATGTCTGATCCAAATACATTAAGAATCCTTTCAATTGATGGGGGTGGCATGCGTGGGGCATTTAGTGTCCAATGGATGCACGAGTTTGTAACATTATGGGGCATCAATCCAAATGAAATATATTCTTATTTCGATGTTATTTGTGGCACGAGTGCAGGCGGCTTACAAGCTCTAGGCTATGCCGGAGGTTTATCGCCTTCTGATTTAACTACCTTTTTAACAACGGAAGGTCCATGGATATTTTCAACCTCCAGCATTGTGCCAGGGGTTAGGGCTACTACATTAGATAAAGTTGCCACAATGGTTTTTGGTGGTGATTTTTATAGTAACACAAATTTTATAAGTGCATTAAATGGTTTGTTTGGATCATTAACCATGCAAAATTTAAATACAAATACGCTTATAACATCATTTGATTATACCACTACCACCCCTATTTTGTTTTCAAATATTATATTCCCCAATTCATCGGGATCAAACGAATTATTACAAAATGTTGGATTAGCTACTGCAGCTGCTCCTTTATATTTTCCTCCCGCTACATGGACTGTCGGAATGGGAACAAGCGATAGTTATCTTGACGGAGCAGTCATTAAGAACAATCCTGTTTTTCTTGGATATATGTTAGGAAACATCATAAAACCAACGGCAAATAGGACATGTATTTTATCTATCGGGTCAGGATTGGGAGACGTTGGTTTCGGGACTGCTCCTGTTGATCCTCCTATAGACGAATCAAATATGTCTTTTATATTTAGTTTGCTTGGTTATCTTATAACAGGTTCTCAAGAGACTGATGCAACCTTATTGCAGAATCTCGATGATTTTACTTTACAAAAATTATATACATACCGCGCAAATGCTCAACTTGATCCTACCATGGACACTGAGCTTGATAACTCGACTTCTGGTTTCATTACATATTTGCAAACTTTGGCTACAACAACATTTAATGGAGATTTGACTAATATAGGTAATTTTCTTGGACACTTGACGGCTTAATCATGAAATATATGCCAGGCTTTACAGATTTTTTCATGAGTCCGGTTACCGGCCGCATAATCCTTCCTATGTTTCCTGATTTGACTCAGGACTACGTATGGGTTGGCAATTATAATGACCGTCCTATTCCTTCTCCTATTCTAATTGACCTTGAGCTTGAATTAATAAGACTACGAACGCGTTTAGCGGAAACCGATTTTATTATAGGCCATGATTCCGAGGGTTTTTTAAATTCTCAAGTTCTAGATCATTTGATAACAGGAATTCTTAAACAAACTGCTGGCGTTGTTTCTATTGCTATTCCAGGAACCGATTATATGCCGGTTTATTTGCCATATAGAGAAGTTTGGCTTGGGGATATTGACAATATTCCTACTCCAGTAGATCGTATATGGGATGATGGTGTAGGGCATGGCAACCTTCCTGCTTATGATACGATTGCATTCAGAAAAATTTGGAGAATGGATATAACTGGAACGCCTGTTCTTTCTTCAGATTTAACGAGTTTGGAAGACAGAGTTACTGAGACTGAAACTAAAATCACAGAGATTAATGATGAAATAACTGAAATTGATGGAAGTATCTTTTCTGCTTTAAGTGATATTGCAAGTATTTTTAGCAGCATTGCTACGATTATCAGTAATATTGCAAGCATATTCAGTAGTATAGCAACTATTATCAGTGAAATTGCCGTTATTGATACTACTCTTCTTGATTTGCAAAGTCAGATTGATTCAAATGTTGCGTCAGGCTTAGATCATCTAGCTGATTTGCAGTTTCAAATTGATAGTGCTATTTCTTCGGGAACTGATTCATTAGCTACCATTAATTCAAGATTAGATGACTTAGAAGCATGTTGCGAATCTAATGAAGCCGCTATCACTGATCTTCAAAATCAAATAGATGACATAAATATCACATTAACCTCTTTGCAGTCTCAAATAAATACCATAAACAGCACATTGACGACCATTGAAGGCGAAATAACTACCATAAATACTACACTGACCACTATTGAGGGTGAAATTACCACAATCAACACAACTTTAACTAGCCTTCAAAATCAAATAAATACTATAAACACCACTCTTACTTCATTGCAGTCTCAGATAAATACTATAAATACAGAAATAACCACTATAAACACTACTTTAACAAGTTTGCAGAATCAAATAAACACTATTAATACAACATTAACAACCATTGCAAGTGAAATAACTACTATAAATACTGAAATTACAACCATTAATACAGATATTACAACTATAAATACCACATTGACTACCCTTCAGTCTCAAATAGATACTATAAATACTACACTGACCACTATTCAAGACGATATTAATTCTATCAATTCGACAATTACAGCTATTCAAGATGACCTAAGTATTATAAATACTAATATTTCGAGCATACAAAGTGATATA